AGGGCTTGACCGGCCTGCATGGTGCCGCCGATCACCTGCATGATCTGGGCGTTGGCTTCCTTCTCGGTGGCCTCGTCGGCCTCCACGGTGCTGTCGGTCTCGATGTCGATGGAGCAAAAGCGGGTGAAGTCGTTTCTGAGGATGTCCATCACTTCGGGCGTGACATCCTCGCCGGTCATGCGGGTCAGGGTTTCGGCATCGAAATTGCGGGCGATGATGTCGGACTTGAGGCGCATCAGGTCGCGGACGAAATTGGCGACGGCCCCCTTGACGCCCTGCATCCGGCCGCTTCCGACGGTGCCCTTCATGCGTTGCGCGGTGGCGGTTTCGTACGGGTTGGTTGCGCCTCTGATGATGTCAGCGATGCCGATGATTTCATAGATCGCGTTCTTCTGCTGGTCGCGGCTCATGTAGAGTTCTTTGAGCGCGTTCACCCATTCGAGAATAGGGACAAGCCAGATATGGTTTTGAAGCCCCCCAGACATGAGGTCCACGCCGTCAACGGGTAAGAGTTTTCCGTCGTCGGCGGTAAGCAGGCTTGCAATGTCCTTGTTGGCGGCGTTGTAGCCGCCGCGAACTTTGATCTTGGCTGTGAGATCGCTAATTCTTCGAGAAGTGTCGTCGAGATCGGCGGCCAGATGTGCGTAAAGATCATAAAATGCCTTCGGTATCATTGTGTCGGTGGTAATCACGGCGCAGATCGGCTTGGGTATAGGATAAAATCCCTGCAAACCCAAAACATCGGGATCGACCCGCAACGAGCAGCCGCCGCCCTCTCTGATGATCCAGAGCACTTCGCGCGTCGAGCGGTTCCAGATTTCCCAAACCATCGCCTTCCGCACGACGCTGTCGAGCTTGCCCGCCGTCTTTGGGCTGGGTCCGCCGCCAACCGGGGACTTGGCGGCGCTTTCTTCGGTCCATTTCAGCAGCTCGGATAGCTTGTTGGCCTTTTGATATTCTTGCAGTTTCTCGCTATCGCCGAACTCGCTGAGAAGGGCCTTTTCGGCAAACAGATGCCGGAACGCGATCCACTCAACATCGCCGTGCTGACGCACGGGGTCAATCAGGATGTCTTCCCAGAACACGTACTCGTCGTCCACGGTCTCCCAGATCTTGGCGTCCTTCATCTGCGGCTCGCCGGTCATCGGGTTCATCAGCGGGCCGCCCATGACCGGGTCTTCCACGGGGATCTGCTTCAGGATTGGCTTCCACCGCACCCTGCAAATCCCGCGTCCCGGCAGCAGCATGTCACGGACGGCGGCCTTGACCGCTTCGTGGCTGGCTTCGTCGCCGACGACGATTTCAAGCGCCTTCTCCATGACGGCGGCCGCCGTGTCGATGTCCTGCTGCTTCGGCAAGCCCGGCGGCGTGTCCGCCGGTTGCGGCACGGTGCCGGGCCCTACCGGCTGCTGCGGCGGGGCCATCGTCGGGGAGCCCGGCAGCATGCCGGGCGGCGGCGGCTGGGGCGGAACCCCGCCACCCACAGGCATCGGAGGCGGCGGGGCTCCTACTCCCGGCCCAACTGGGGTAGGGGGCGGAGGGCCGGGAGGTGGTGGACCTTGCATCGGCATCGGGCCGCCGGGTGGCACGGGAGCCGCGCCCGGACCTTGCGGGCCCATCGGCGGCGGCGGTGCTCCCGGCGGACCCGCGCCCGGAGGCATGCCCGGAGGCATGCCCGGCGGCTGCGGCGGGAGGCCGAAGCCTCCCGGAATGATCGGCGGCGGTGGCGGAGGCTGCGGCACGGCCGACTTTTTGACGAAGCGTGATCTGACAACGGGGTCCGGCGGCTTGGCGTAAGCCGCAGGCAGCATCACTTCGGTATTGGCGTAAAGAATGTTGAAGGTGCTCGACTGGTTCACTCGCGAAGCGTAGGAGGCGCTGCCGGACTTGCCGGTCTTGGGGCGGGTGATGGGGATATCGCCGCGATAGATCTGGACAATCTCGCGGCCCCGTGTGCGCCAGTCCTTTTCGGCACGCTCGGCGTCGGCGAGGGCCTTTTCCCAGAAAGAAGTATCGACTTCGTAGGCGTCGGAGGTGGCGACGTCCGGCTTGTTGGGGTCATCGCCCTCGGGAGAGCGGATGTCGGCACCCGTCGGTCGTTCCTCGCCCTTGGTGTAGGAGCTTTCCATTTAGCCCTTACCCTTCTTTTTCTTTTCCTTCTTCGGCAGGTCGTAGTCGCCCCCTTTGGGGACTGGCTTGACCTCGATTTCCTTCGCACCGGGGAACGGAATTGCCGCGCCTTTCATGCGCGGGTCCTGCGGCGGGGTGCCGGTTGGAAATTCGAGCATGGGGTCAACTGTCTGGATTTGCGGCATCGGTGCTTGGCGACCAAGCCCCTCGACGCCCATCAGCGGACTGCGCTGAATGTCGTTACCGGCAGGGTTCATCGTGTGCAGTTGGTTCTGGCCCTGCGCCGCCCAGACCGCTTCGGCAGGGACAGCGCCTTGCTGTCCCATCGCCAGCAACTGCGCGAAGGCGTCCCGCAGTTGCGAACCGCGCGAACCGCCTTCCGAAATAAAATTCTGAAATCTGGCCTCGACGTCCGGATCTGCCATTAGTGGGGCCCTCTCGGCCTCAATACACCCGCTATTGTAGGGCGTCGAGTTTAAAAGCGTTGCTCACCCGGAGAGGGTTCAGGTCCTCGTCGGCCTCGACCCGTGCGCCGAAGGGCCGGGACATGCAGGCGTATCGGATGTCATCGACGGCGTGATCTTCCCCCTCGGTGTCCAAGTCCTCCGGGCGGTTCTCGTCGTGCTGCTGCATCGGGAGGGTACGGATGGCGTCGCGGCAGTGATCGACGAAGAAGATGAGGGGGTCGCCATCATCGTCGCCGCGCAAGCGCCATCTAACCTGATCCCAACCACCCATCCGTTTTGGCGTAGAGACACGCGAGTTGTCGGCACGCCGGAAGTAAACGCCATGTCTTGCAAATGTCTCGCCAATGCTCGGACCTGACACGACTTGGAAAGCAGAAGGGTCGAGAATTCCGTAAGCGATGGGTTCTCTAATTCCTTTGCCATCGGTTTCCCTCCTGACCACTTCCTTTGCCACGGCGTCGGCAGGTAGTTTGAGGCCCTTGTTGGGGCCAGAGGCCCCGTACCACTCACGATAACGAATGATGGCATTCTTCGGCAACCTCCGCTTGTCGTGGATCATGTCGTCCTGCACCACCGCCCACCAGCCGAGGCTGAAGGGGCTGGCGGAGCCCCAGTCCATTGATCTAAATCTGGTCCAATGGCTGGGGATACGGGGCGGGGTGATGACGTGACGGGTGGGGTCAAACTCGGGGAAGAACGCGCCTTCGATGATATTCCAGTCGCCGTCGAGCCACGCCCGCACCAACGCCGGGCTGCCCGATGCGCGGAGCCGGTTGATATAGCCGGGATCATTGTTCAGCAGGGATGGGTTGTCGCTGATCTTGGCGGGGATGAAGATGCGAGTGAGTTGCGTCTCTGGGTCCTTGACCGGCTTATACGCGCCGTTGTCGATCACCCACGACTTGACCCAGTGATGGCCGGGACCGCCGGGATTACAGGTGGCGCGGAACTGGCATCTGGCTCCCGAGGTGGTGCGTAGCGTCGCAAACAACCTGAAGATACCAGCAGAACTGGCGTATTGCGTCAGTTCTTCCACATAGACGCGAGTGAGGCTCCAGCCCTGATAGTTCATGGCATCGGCATCGTTCTCCAGATAGGCCATGTGAAACACGGCACCATTCCGGAAGCGAAACTGCTTCTCCTTGTCCTTCCACTCGGCGGCATCCCCGTACATCTGACGGGCAACGTCGATGGTGTCCTTTAGGTCCTCACGCGAGCGTCTGAGCATCAGGCCCTTGGCGGCAGCCCCCCAGTCCTCGGCGTGACACCAGAACTCGCCTAAGCTCGCGAAGGATTTGCCGCCGCCACGGGCCCCGCCGTAAACCACAATGTCGGCAGGGCAAGTAATGAAATGATGCTGGGGCCCGTGCTGAGGCTTGAAGCCTGTTTCGATCCTCACCCGAATAGATCCTTGGCGCTAGGGACCTTCGTCTTCCCCCGTTTTGGTACGGGTACCCTTCTTTTGCGTCGGGGTACCTTCTTTTTCTTGGCCCCCCGGTGGGGGGTTGGCCTATTACCCCCGGTTGCTGATACCTCGGAATGCGCGCCCGCGATAGGGGTCCCGGTTACCGGCGGCGTTGGGGCCCCGTTTTCGGGTCGCCCGGCCACGATGCCATCGCCCTCGATTGGATCGGATACGATGCTATTGGACGCGAGCCAATCCCGCGCGCCCTGCTCAACGTCTAGCGGCCCGCCTAGTAAGGATCGACCATCGCTCAATGGCGCGGCGGGTGCGCTAGGTGGCGGGCTTAAAACACCATCCGCGCGCAATTCCAGTGACGGCAAGCTTTCCACCCAAGACGACAACTCTTGCTCGGAAGGCGCGTCTGGATCGCGACTAGGTCGGCGAATAACCTCTAGTGTCTGCCTGTCGTTTACATGACCATACAGCCTAGCCAAGCTCAGGGCCGCATTATGCGCCGCATTGAATTCATCGGCATGGAAGGCGTTGCTATAGACACGCTGCAGCATGCTCGTGACTTGCGGGAGAGTGACAACGCCCGTTGTCCTTCTCGCCTCTAGTATCGCTGCTGCCCGTTCCTGAATTCGATCTAGCTGCCAAAGGCGGTAAGGCGCGTTGGTATCCTTTGATTTGAAACCAGCCCTCACAAACGCAACACCCATAGAAATGCCATCCGTCACCATCCTCACATAAATTTCTTCTTTGGCATCCCGCAAATCAACGCCGAGCACCATCGGGCTTTGTTCCGTGTTGCGGCGCATTTGTGTGGAAACTAGCGCTGGAACTTTCGCTTTCATCTTTTTCTCGACTAGGGGGGTTTACAGGCAAACCCTATCCATGCCATAACTCTCTCGGGCGAGAGCTATGCCCGTAACCCTAAACCCAAAAACCAAGGATAAACAATATGTCTGCCAATCTCGATATGTCCAACAATCGCGCTAACATCGCTTTCATGGGTTCCCGCAACGATATTTGGCACCGTATGGGCCAAGAAATGGCACCCGGCCAGACCATTGAAGCATGGGCAAAAGCCGCTGGTCTTGGCTGGTCCGCCGTCAAGGTCCCCGCACTGGTAGCGCTGAATGGTCCGCAGTTCGATCATATCGAACCCGCAAAGCGCATGTTGCCTGCACCGGACCGTTCCTTCGTGGTGCGATCCGACAATGCCGGATTGCTTGGCTATGTCTCTGGCGAGAACGATAAGACGGGATATCAAATCGTTCAGCCGCGCGACGTATTGGACTGGTTTCAACGCTACATCTCGGTTGATGACCGTTTCGAACTGGACGTTTGCGGTTCATTGGATGGTGGTCGTCGCATCTGGGCAACGGCCAAGTACAATGGCGACGTCAGCGTGGGAGGCGAGAGCCATGCAATGCGGGTTCTCATGAGCACGACCTTTGACGGTAGCGGCGCGACGATCAATCAGTGCACGGCAACGCGCGTCGTCTGCCAAAATACGCTTCGTATTGCGCATGGTGACAGCCGCGCGGCTATCAAGACGCGTCACAGCACAAAGTTTGATGCGGCGAAAGTAGGTCGCGAACTGGCTCAATTGGCTCAAGGGTTCGCGCAATTCAAGCAGATCGGCGATGCCATGGCATCTGTCGAAATGTCCGCGCAGCAAATCTCGGAATTCTTCAAGACGATTTTGGAAATTCCGTTTGACGCGAAAAAGGA